TAAGGATTTCATTACTGTATTAATACCCCAAGCAAAACCATTTTCATTAGTGTATCTTTTTATTGTTGCCGCTACAGATAATTTTCGAACTGTCATAATATTAATATAAAGTCAATAATTTTGTTTTTAAGCCCTTGTTATAACTTCCCAATTTACAATTGATTCATTCCAAGAATAATATTGGTTTGCTTCTAATTCTGCTGTTGGTTTAGCAACTGGTGCTTCCCAATTACAAGTATCTTCGTTTAATATCCAAGAGTTAAAAGGTTTGGGTGCTATGAAAGCATCTCTATCTTCATCATAAGTATATCCTATACCTGCATGATTTTTTCTTAAAGGTGTTCCTCCATTATCATGTACTCCACCATGTGTATTGTAAGATGTTTGTTTCCATACAGGATAACCTGTAAGTTTAGTTAAAAAATCAATTCCAATAACTTCTTGTTCAACTCCATTTGAGTCATGTAATACTTCATTAACTACTGATTGAACTTCTATTACTTTATTATTTAAACCTATTTTTGCAAAACTAGCCATTATGTTGTGTAACTCCCAGAACCATTAAATTGCATTATTGTATTACTACCAGATGTTGTAACAGTTGGAGAACCAGTTGTAGTAGATGAATAATTAGCAGTTGGTACACTTAATATAACAACTCCTTTTCCTCCTGATGCACCTGTGATAGCATTAACACCATCAACATTTTTTGCACCACCACCACCACCAGTATTAGCTGTTCCATTTCCATTAGTTCCTCCACCACCAGTTCCACCTGTTCCAGCTGTAGCTTGAAAAGATCCACCTCCTCCTCCACCTGCATAAGTTACAGATGAACCTGTAATAGAAGATGCTGTTCCATTTCCTCCATTTGTACCATTATCACTAGTATCATGGTTAGTACCTACTGCATTAGCTCCACCTCCTCCAGCAGCTCCATTACCACCAGTTCCATTTCCACCATTATTACCTTGACTTGGAGATGTACTTGGTGTGTTACCACTACCACCAGATAGAGTAGGATAATTACCACCTCCTCCTGAACCACCATTAGCACCAGCAAACCAACTTGAACCATTATATCCACCACCTCTACCACCTCCAGCAGAGGATATTGTTGTTAAACCTGAACCTGAAATTGAAGAAGCTGAACCTGAAGAACCTAAATTAGAACCACTAGAACCTGCGGCACCACCATCGCCTACTGTTACTGTAATTACTGTTCCAGCATTTACTGTTTGAGTTGATGTTCTAAATCCTCCTGCTCCACCTCCTCCACTTGCTCCAATATTACCAGCATTTCCTGCTGTGCCACCACCACCTGCTACGACTAAAAAATCTACTGAATAAGGTGGCACAGATAAAGCATCTGTTCCTTCGTTAATTCCTGATGTTGCTAACCAACCTTGTGTAGCATCTGTAAATGTAAGTGTAACTCCTTCTCTTTCACCAGTTAATTGTAAATTAGCTGTGCCACCTTCTATTTTATTTCCATTAGGAGAAATATTAAGTGCATTGGTATCAAAAGTTCCTGCGTAATCTACTAAAGCAATTGTATCTCCGATAGTTGGAGAAGAAGGCAACACAAAAGTATGTGCTGCTGAAGTTGTATTGATGAAATATCCTCGTCCGGCCACACCAGTTGTTTGTGTAGAGCCATCGGCCACCACAACGGCCTGCCAAGCAAGTCCTGCTGCGGCAAAAGTATTATCGCCTCTTAAAAATGTAGTAGCATCTTTTGTACCAGTGGCTGAAAGTTTTGTTAATGTAAGTGTGCTATCAGCAACTTTAGCTGCCGTAACGGCACTATCAGCGATCTTAGCTGTAGAAATAGAACCGGCTGCTAAATCGTCAGCAGATATAATTCCGTCTGCTATTGATTTTGAAGTTATTTTACTTAGAGCCATTTGTAATTAATTCCCTATTGTATTTATATATTTATAAGATTATTCATCTGTATCCGTTGTTTTTACATAAACTCTTCCATCACTAAAATTCTGTATGGTTGTTGTAAAACCGAAGTCGTCATTCGCATCAGCACTTGTTGGATTTGGTACCACAGTAACTCTTTCTTCTCTTGCTTTATTTACTGTGTCCACATCGCTGTAAATATCTGATTGTGATGTTCGTATAACCTTTTGTGTCGTAGCTGGCCCATACAAATAAGTTTTAGCAGTAAAAGATAATGTATAAATGACCGCTCTTCGTGTTGTAAAATCACCTGTATAACTATCTTCATAATTCACTGTATTTAATACGATCGGTACATCTCTCTTTATATCCATATTTGGTATAATGTTTAATGTAACTGTATAATCAGGTTGAAAATAAGGTAGTATTTGTTCTACAATTTGTAGGCCGTTTTCAGCAGTGGCCGTAAATACATTTAGATTATAGTTTATATTATAAGGCACTGGTGTATAGTTTATATTTAAGATACTGTTTGAACTTGTTTTTACAGTTTTATATTTTTGAACTCTTGTTAATTTTCTTGTAGCGTCATATGAGATACCAGATATTTCAAAACTCATACGAGGTAATACAACGGCAAACTCTCGGCTGTCTAAACTGGCCTGTTGATCTAATCTTACTAAAAACTTTTCTTTTGGGCCATATGCTAAAGGCACTCTTATACTTTGAATTGTGCTGTCGCCGGCACTTGACATTTTTTTTACTTGTATATTATTAAAAATTGTACCAAAGGCTACAGTTAATTTTCTTAATCCTTCATTGTAAAAGTAAGGCTGATTTAACATTATGAATAATCTCCTGGATCGCCAAAAGGATTTGCTTCACTAAAATCTAATATGTCATCAGCTGTTGAAGCTGTATCAAATCCAGCTTCGTCATCTAAATCTGTGTTAGCAGCATATTTGGTCTGTGTTTGTATGTTGTAAGATTCTAATAGGAAATATTGAAACTCATTATCTACACTGTCGTTTTCTAATAATAGAGAACCTTCGTCATTTTCTAAAGCAATTTGAAATTGTGTTTGACTTAATGTATATGTATCTTCTGCTGCATCTATTTCACCAACGCCAGTTGATATTTCTTCTGAACTGTATTCCCAACGAGTAACTCTTAATTTATAAACTGGTAAATTGCCTAATTGAAAAAATGGTTGTTGATCTTCTACAAATTGTATTTCAAAAAAACTGTTCATTAAAGGCATATAAATTATATCGCCTTCATTTGGACGGCCTTCTTTGATTAATGTTGTTTTTGAATCAACTAATAAATCAAATCTTCTTTTAGAGATCATAAAAGTTGTATCTTCTCTTATCTCTAAACCAAACTTATTAATTAATTCTTGTTGGCCAGCAAAACCTTCTGTTGTTTCAAAATAGGCTTCAATAGGAAAAGCACTCTTAAATCGGCTAGCCACATCTTCACCTAATATTAAATCTTTATTGACAACTGTTCGTGGTAAATAATAAACCATATGGCCATATATACGTAGGCCTTCTATAATTAAATCTTCGTGTAATCTTTGTTCGGCTGTATTTCCTATGCCGTCACCTGACTGGAAATAATGATTTACAACACTCATTCATTACCCCATCATAAAGGTTGGACTAATTTCGTATGAATCTCTTATTTCTTTTTCTAACTTTTCTATTTCAGTTTGTGCTTCTGTAAATATTTTTTCGCCGTTGAGTGTAACACCACCAATCATTGTAACGCCAGCAAACTTTGACAAATTCACTCCATATTGTCTTTTTATCAATGCAGTAACATATCTTTTTAACCATATATCATTATAAACATTTGGAAAAGAATCAGGATCTAATTTACGATAACATTCAATAATTAAAAACTCATCTGTTTCTAAATCATTATTCCAATCTTGGTCAATATATAATCTATTATCGTGTTGTTGATAACGAATTGGTTTCATACCTACAAGTATTTGATCTAAAAAATCTAAATGTCTTAATACCATATCGTAATTAATAATTGAAGTTGAAGCAAAGTCGTATAAATCATTTAATCTTAATTGATATCTT